ATTGGGAAGATTTTCCCTGAAAATGGCTCGGCTAGGCACTATTCAGAATGAAAGAGATTGCTCTGGCTGAATTGGGTGAGATTGTCCGAATTAGGGACGAATCGATTTACCGAGGTGTGCCAGAACCCAGAATCCACACTAAACTCAATGATTACCCCTCTTATGGCGAGCAAATGATTAAATTTTGCGAAGAAATTGGCTTTACTTTGATGCCTTGGCAACAATGGCTAGCTCACCATACTTTAAAATATAAACCTGATGGCCGATGGGCTCATCCAGTAGTGACCTTGCTATGCGCTCGTCAGCAAGGTAAATCGACCTTTATGGCGCTTCAAATCCTATTCAGAATCTATGTGTTAGAGGAAAAGCTGCAAGTTCATACTGCTCATAAACTAACTACTTCAGCAGAACTATTCTATAAAATCTATGGAATTATTGAACAGAACCCAAGGCTAGCTGCTGAATTTACAAAGAAGCTGGAAAGTAAGGGATTTCAGGAGCTTCAATTTACTAAAGGCCGCCGCTATATCGTCAGGGCCAATAACTCGGCTGGTAGAGGCATTGCAGCCCCTGAAACGATACACCTAGACGAAGCTCGAGAGTATAAGGATGAGGATGTCTGGTCTGCCTTGCGATATACGCAAATGGCTTCAGCCAATCCTCAAATATGGGTTTATTCAAATGCTGGAGATCAACACAGCATAGTTCTGAATAAACTTAGGGAAAGAGCTATGGCTGCTATTTTCGGTGGCAATGATGATATTGGCTGGTTTGAATGGTCAGCGCCTCAAGGCATTAAATTTGATAACTCCCCGGACTTCTGGCTAGGTGTATGCCAAGCTAATCCGTCATTAGGTATAACAGTTCATCCAGATAACATCCGAGCCGTCTTGTCAGACCCCGAGGATATTGTGCGCACAGAAGTTTTATGTCAATGGGTCGATACTATAAACCCAGTTATCAATCCGTCTCAGTGGGAGAGTTGCAAAGTTGAGGGACTTCGACTCAACCCTGAGGCTGATACTTGGCTGGCTATTGATCTAAGCCCTAGTAGAAAAGAAGCGGCGCTAGTCGCTAGCCAAAGACTTGAGGGCGATAAGTTCCAAGTCATATTGCTTCAGACTTGGCATAACCCTGCCAATCTAGATGATAAAGCAATGGCTAACGATGTAGCAGAATGGGTGCGAAAGTATCCAGTTCAGCTGGTTGCCTATTCAGCCAGAACCGCCTCGGCAGTAGCTGCGCGATTAGCTCCTGCTGGTATTAGGGTTGAGCCAATAGATGGTCTTGATTATGCCCAAAGCTGCGATGAGTTATTGGGAGCAATCTCATCTCAGCGGTTAGCTCACTCGGGACAGGAAGAGCTGACCAAACAATGCCTATCCGCCGTCAAACTCCCTTTCGGTGACGGCGGCTGGGTAATGGGTCGCAAGGTAAGTAATACGACAATCTGTGGAGCAATTGCTTCAGCTTTAGCAACACACTATGCAACAATGTCTGAAACTAGCGTTGATATCCAAATAGTGTAAGTCGGCTCGCTTACAATGTAAGCAATGGGTGCTATAAGAGATTTTCTATTTCCAGCAGTTGAGGCCAAGCGCCCTATTGCCGTTACTGATGTTCAAGCAGCTTTAACACCAGTTCAGATTTCAGATTCAGTTTATAATATTCTCGGCGGTGCAACTAATACCACTCGCCAATTAGCAATGAGCGTTCCATCCGTTGCAAGAGCTCGCAATATCATATGCGGGACTATTGGCTCATTACCTTTAACAACTTTCAATCGTATTACTGGCCAGTATGTTGATCCACACAGAGTAATAAATCAGCCAGACCCAAGAGTTGCAGGATTCGTAATCTATTGCTGGCTTGCAGAAGATATCTGGCTATATGGCGCTGGTTATGGTCAAGTGCTTGAGATGTATAGCGCAACCGATGGCGGACGCGTCAGAGCTTGGACTCGCGTAAGTCCAGACCGCGTTACAGTTGATACAGATTTCCTCAATACCACAATTACTGGCTACAAAGTTGATGGTAAAGCAGTTCCGCTTAGTGGCGTAGGTTCAATTATAAGATTTGATGGCGGCGATGAAGGCTTCTTGCATCGCGCTGGTAAGACAGTAGCTGCAGCAGTTTATCTTGAGAACGCAGCAGTTAATTATGCTAAAGAGCCAGCACCTTCAATGGTATTGAAATCAAATGGCACTAATCTAACTGCCGAAAGAATTTCATCCTTGCTAACTGCCTGGAAAACTGCTCGCCAATCTCGCTCAACAGCTTTCTTAAATGCAGATGTAGAATTACAGCAATTTGGTTTTGATCCTAAATCAATGCAACTTGCAGAGGCGCGTCAATATGTAGCACTAGAATTAGCTCGGGCCTGTGGAATACCTGCCTACTTCTTGAGCGCCGAAACGACTTCTATGACTTACTCAAACGCGGTGTCCGAGCGGCGCTCATTAGTAGATTTCTCACTTCGCCCAATACTTAAGGCAATTGAGGAACGCCTATCATTGCCGGACTTCACACCTAATCCAGTAATGACGCGCTTTGCACTTGATGACTTCCTACGCGGTAACGCGCTAGAGAGAGCTCAAGTTTATGAAATCCTAAACCGCATTGGCGCGATGAGCGTTGAGCAAATTCAGCGAGAGGAAGATTTGATTCCAAATGAAAGTTAATATCCCAATGGTCGTTACAGCGGCCGACACAATTAAGCGCACCATAACTGGAACTATTGTGACTTGGAATGAGCAAGGCAATACTTCAGTTGGCCCAACAGTCTTTGCAGCTGATTCAATCGAAATGAAGCCAGTTAAGTTGCTTCTTGAGCACGACCGCACTCGCCCAATCGGCAAGATGGTCTCTCACAATGTAACTAAGTCTGGCATCGAAGCTACTTTTAAGATTGCCAATACTATGGCTGGAGAAGATGCCCTAGTTGAAGCAACTGAAGGCTTGCGCGATGGATTTAGCGTTGGAGCCCAGATAAACGAATGGACCAATAACAAAGGCATTATGCAGATTACCTCAGCGACCCTAGATGAAGTATCTCTAGTAACTGATCCTGCAATTGATTCTGCTCGCGTAAGCGAAGTAGCAGCTTCTGAGAATGAAGCACCAAAAGAAGATTCTGATTTAGCAACCGCTGATTCAGAGAAACCAAACGAAGGAGACCAAGTGTCTGACACTACTGCTCCTGCTCCTGCCGTTGAAGAAGCGGTTGAAGCAGCTAAAGCAAATATGGTTGAGGCAGCTCGCCCAGCCTTTTACACAGCACCTCGCCTTGAATTTACCAAGGCAAAATATCTAGAGAATAGCGTTCGCGCTAAACTCGGTGATGACGCAGCTCGCCAGTATGTTATGGCAGCAGATGACACCACAACAAATAACGCTGGCTTAATTCCAACCCGTCAGCTAACAGAGATTGTAAATCCTCTCTCAAATGCTGATCGTCCAACGATTGATGCAATTTCTCGCGGTGTCTTACCAGATGCTGGTATGACTTTCGAGATTCCAAAGCTAACAGTAGTTCCAACAGTTGCAGATGTTAATGAAGCTCAACCAGTTGGTGAAACTGGAATGGAGAACAGCTTCATATCAGTTTCAGTCAATAAGTATGCTGGCGGCCAGACTTTCTCAGTAGAGTTACTAGACCGAAGCTCACCAGTATTCTTTGATGAGCTAGTGCGCCAAATGGAATTTGCTTATGCAAAGGCCACTAATGCTTTCGTAATTGGCGAAATTGCCAACAACGGAACTCTAAATGCAACAGCAACCACAGAAGATAAAGATGGCTTGCTTACTTTCGTATCAACTGCTGCAGCAGCAGTTTATAAGGCATCACTTGGGTTCGCTCGCAATTTGGTAGTAAGTCCTGAGCAATGGGGCAAGATTATGTCCTACAACGATGCTGGACGCCCTATCTATACTGCATCACAACCACAAAATGCTGGTGGCGTAGTATCACCACAAAGCATCCGCGGAAATGTGCTAGGTCTAGAGCTTTATGTAGATCGCGCTGCTGCGGGAACTGGTTCAACTGGCCTTGGAGATTATTCAATGGTCGTAATCAATCCAGATGCTTACACTTGGTATGAATCCAGCCGTTTCCGTCTGCAAACCAATGTGGCTCTAAATGGCCAAATTGAGGTTGCTTACTACGGCTATGGAGCACTTGCAACCAAGGTTGCCGCAGGTGCTAACTGGTTCAACAAGAGCTGATAAATCCCTAATAGTGACGGCCAGTCCGCTCCCGAGCTGGCCGCTCACCTAACTGCTTGAAAGGATGACGAGATGCCAACAATAGTTACGGCCACAGAGCTTAGGACGATTCTTGGCGTTTCGTCATCCCTATATAACGATGCTTATCTAAATGATATTGTCGATGCTTCAGAGAACTTAGTTCTTCCAATGCTGGTCACTTTCCAAAGCAAAATAAACAAAGTAAAGCTTGAGAATAATATCGCTTACTTTGAGACCGCAACAATTCAAGAATTTACCGAAGGCCAATCCGTAATAATTACTGGCTGCGGATCACCATTCAATGGCACTCACACAGTAACCGATGACGAAATTTCAGATTATGTATTCACAGTCGCAATCACCAATGCAGATGTATTGGAGAAAAATGTCATCCCAGCAGGAAACGCTGCGCTCTCTGGATTATCAACCTATGTCGGAAATGCCAATGCTGAAGCTGCAATTCTGGCTATCTCAGTCGAAATATTCCAAGCAAGAACAGCAGCAGGTGGATCAATAGAAGGCGTAGATTTTGCAGTAACCCCTTACCGCCTATCTAAGAATTTACTTGCCAAAGTAACTGGCTTACTTGGCCCATACCTTGATGTAGAGACGATGGTTGGTTAATGCCATCAACAATTGCCACAGATGTTAGAGGCGCTATAAAGACTGCCCTATCTGGTATCAGCGCCAATATTTACGATTCAGTTCCTGAAGCACCAATCGTTCCAGCAATTATTGTTATTCCAGACTCGCCCTATATGGAGCTTGAAGTCTTGGGTAAAACAACAACTAGAGTTAAATTAAATTACACCATAACTGCTTGCGTTGCGTATTTCAGCAACGCCGCTGCTTTAGATAACTTAGAGCAAATGGTCATTAGTATTCTTGGAGCACTAAATGCTTCCAAGTATGAGTTATCAATAGTCGAAAGACCTTCGGTAACTGAAGTGGGAACGACAACCTTGCTCGTTTCTGATATTCGCTTGAGCGTCCGCTACGAGCAAACCACATAAGGAGACCCAAATGCCAACAACAGTAGTAACTGGGCGCGATGTGACCTTTACATTAGATACATTCGCATACGATGCTCAAGCAACTAGCGCAGTCCTAAGCTGCGATACGATTATCGAGACCTATCAAACCCTTGATGGTCGCGCTTATAAGTCCGTAGATAAGCAATGGACTTTCACAATTGAGTTACTTCAGGATTGGGGAGCTACAGGCTCTTTATTTGAAGCAATGTGGACAGATGCAGAAGCTGCACCTAACACAGCACTTAATGTTTCATTTACGGCAGTAACTGGAGCAGTATTTGCTTTCACAGTATTGCCAATCTTCCCAACTGCTGGTGGAGCTGCTCCTGGAGCACTGACCGACACTTGGACGATGACAGTAATTGGAACACCAACAGAGACCTTCAGCTAAGAGATCGGAGCATCGGGAGCTATGAAAATTTCAATCACAATTAAATACAGCTCAGGCGAATCAGCTACTTACCAAGCTGGCTTGCCAGAATGGGCTAAGTGGGAACGCAAAACTGGTAAGTCGATTTATTCAATGAAGGATATAACGGCTTATCAGCAAGCGGACTTCTTAGACCTTGCCTACTTTGCGTATAAGCGCGAAGCAGCAGGGAAGCCAACCAAGTCTCAAGAGATTTGGGAGCTGACAGTTGAGGAAATGACGATTGGAGATGAAAGCCCAAAAGTTACGAGCCCGGAAGCATCAACCGACTAATCATCGAGATTGCTATCGCAACTGGGATTCCAATGCCTTACTGGACAGATATAGACCAAGTAATGACGGCCATAGATATATTAAAGGAGCGTAGCGGTGGCAGATGAGTTACCAATCAGCTATGACAAGCGCGAGCTCCGCTCAATCATTACCGCGTTCAAAGCGATGGATGATGAAGCCGTTAGCCAAGCTAAATCAGAATCTAGCGCGCTGGCTACTTATGCAGCAAACGAAATCAAAGCCTATGCACTCACAAGGACTTTTGGTCAAGAAGCAGTTAGAAGAATTGCAACAGGCGTTAAAGTCTCGGCCAGTTCCAAAATCGGAGAGTTCTCTTACGGCTTTGCAAGTCAGCGCTTTTCTGGTGGCGGTAGCACACAAAAACTCTGGGCGGGTTATGAATTTGGAAGTAATCGCTTGCGTCAGTTCCCCAGAAGAACACCCAGCAAAGGTCGCGGAAACGCTGGCTACTTTATCTACCCAACCCTTCGTAAGATTCAGCCTGAATTGATTAAGAAATGGCAAGAAGCATTTTCCAAGATATTGAAAGAGTGGGATAAGTAATGGCTGGCAGTAGAACGCTTAAACTATCGATTCTTGCCGATGTCGCTGATCTTAAGAAAAATCTTGATACTGGCTCTAAAGAGGTTGAAGGCTTTGGCGGTAAGTTAGAGAAGTTTGGGAAAGTCGCAGCAGCAGCCTTTGCAGCAGCAGCGGCAGCAGCAGCGGCCTATGCAGTCAAGCTAGCTGTTGATGGCGTTAAGGCAGCAATTGAAGATGAGGCTGCCCAGCTTCGTTTAGCCAATGCCCTAAAAAATGTTACTGGAGCAACCCAAGCTCAGATTTCAGCGGTTGAGGAGCAGATACTTAAGACTTCTTTGGCTACTGGCGTTGCTGATGACCAATTGCGTCCAGCGCTGCAGCGCCTAGCAGTTGCCACAGGATCAGTAACTGAATCTCAAGATTTATTAAACCTAGCCTTAGATATTTCAGCTGCTACTGGTAAAAGTGTTGAAGCCGTATCAAATGCGCTTGGTAAAGCCTATGAAGGCAATACAGGCTCTCTAACTCGTTTAGGTGTTGGCTTGTCTGCTGCCGAAATTAAAACCCTTGGATTAGAAGGAACTGTAAAGCAATTAGCCCAGACCTTTGGCGGAGCAGCTACAGTTCAAGCCAATACTTTTGAAGGTCAAATCGCAAGACTTAAAGTCGGCTTTGATGAAGCCAAAGAATCAGTGGGAGCTGCTTTATTGCCTACCCTTCAAAGACTTTTAGATTACTTTATCAACACAGTTATCCCTAAGTTTATTGAGTTCAAAGATTCAGCATTAAAGCCAGTTACCGATGCAATTGCTAGAAATAAGGATTCTTTAACTATCCTTTATAACTTTATTAAAGACTTTGTAGTTCCAGTATTGATTAACAATCTTGGCGCAGCGCTTAGCTTTATTGGCAAGGTTGCTGGTGGCGTTCTTGATGTAATTGGCTTCGTAGTTAATGGAATAAAGAGCGCGGTAAATTTTGCCATTGATGCAATAAATGTCCTGATTCGCGCTTACAATGCCGTCCCACTTCTGCCTAATGTCGCTACTATCTCTAAGCCTTCATTTTCAGCTCCTAGCACTCCAAGCAGTTCATCACTTCCAAAGATTGCAACTGCTCCAAGTCCTAGCCTTCCGCCAGCTCCTAAGCCATCGACTACCCCAAGCGTTCCATCATCATCAGCAGTTAGCACTCCCTCAACTCTAGTTCCTAGCGGTAATGCCATCCCTTCTGGATTTAATGTCGCTGGAACAGTTGCAGCCAATAACGCTGGTGTCACTATTAATGTCAATGCCCCAAGCGCAATAGATGAAGAAGGCTTTACTAGAGCAGTAATCTTGGCGCTAAACAATTCTACTAATCGCGGAACTACTGGCGCTGGCGATTTGAGAACCTCAGCCCAAATCCTATGACCCTTTGGACTCCCGATTGGAAGATTTTAGTCAATGGCGATGAATTAAC